AAGTTGATATACATTCAAATTGACATATGCAGGAACTACATTTTTCGGAGTATACCCTAAAGACTTTGCAATATCATAGATGTTACCTCGCTCAGAAGCTTGTTCTAACATTGATTCTTTTAAATTGTTATCACTGTAAAATGACAACACATCGCCTACATATGAAGCTAATTCAATAAACAACATACCTGGCGATGATTCATTGAAATCAGTGTAAGTATCTGGAAAGTACTGTTTGGTAAAGTCAATCAAATTCTTGCGAAATTGACCAAAATCTTTTCCTATATATGTTACATCTTTTTTAGTTTCCATTTAATACCTTATTCTACTGTTACATTAGATTGACTTGCTAATACCGTAATTGTATTAACTGCAAAATTATCAACTGCATATGTTATACTTATTTTTACATCATGATTCATGTTTGGATCATCTTCATTTGTTGTTATATCAATTGAATCAATATTGATATACGGTAACCAATAACTAATTGGAACACTAATTAAATCTTGTATTTCAGGTTTTAAATCTACTAAATTAGGTTCAAAAATTATATTTAATAAATTAGTTCCATATGATGGTTGCAAGTATCGTTCACCAATTCTTGTTAGCAACAATGTTTTTAAATTTTCATGAGTCTGCTTATTCGTAGTATATATTGGCGAAAACAATGCAGTTCTCGTAACACCGAATGATACTCCTAAACCAATTTCATTCTTTTGTGTTGTATCATTAGCAGATTCAATTTGATATGCCATTATCGACCTTTCTTAGCATCAATTGCTTTCATCAATGCTGAATAATCTCTAGTAAGAGCTTGCTGTACTTCTGGTGCAACATCATATGTTTTACCGGTTTCTGGATCTTCCATTATTTGCGGAGCAGCAGGTGCTAGTCCCATTGCCTCTTTCATGTTTTGACGCATTGCTCCAAATCCTTGAGCATTTTTCGATGTCATTCGAATTTCTTCCATGCCCTCGTTCATTACTTCTTTAAAACTATTCATGGCCAAAGGTTGTGATTCCGTTAATGGGTCAGTATCATTTAGAACTGAAGCCCATTTATTATCTTCGAATAATGGTTTACGTTTTACAGATTTAGTTGGAGGAGTGCGAAGCTTCGATGTTCCTACACCCACAGGTCGTTTCATTTCAGTAAGTGTTGATTGTAATCCTTCTCGAAGAATCTCAGTTAATTCTTCTTTTATAACCTCACGTACGGCTACTTTAAGTGCTTTTATAAGTGTTTTTGAATCCATGTTATTAATTTATATATAAATATCGTAATTAATGATTTACATCAGATTACCAGTTAGTACTAGATAATTTAGGACCATAAACTGTTTGGCTATCTAAATCAATATAATAATCTCCTAGTTTTCCTAGATCGTTTGCCGGTATCCCATAATCTTGATATACTTTACTAGGAGCTTCTAACAATGATGTTAATAAATCTTGTTGTTGACTTAATAATAGTTCTATAGTATCAGCCCGATCATCTAAATCTGATTGTGACACATTTTTCTCAGTATAAAATTCAGTTGCAACTGAATCATTAGTAGTATCTGTAGTATTAGTAATATTATTAATGCCATTATCAATTACATCAATTGGCAATTCTAAATTATCTATATTACCATTACATATTCCTGATACTTTAGTAATTGCCCCTATTAATGGCGGTACTATAGTTTGCAATTTAGATGTCAATGAAGCCGGTATTGCAGAAAACTGTTTTAATGATTCAATTGCATTAACAATAGTTGCATCTTGTATTGCAGTTAATTGTGTCGCAATAAAAACCCCAGCAGTTGGAAGACTCAATTGAGCTGCAGAAATTGTTGCTTTAATTCCAATTGCAGTGGTAACAAGTTGTTTTAATGTATCAGCTGTTTGCTGAATTTTAGGAATATTAGCTTGTACGTTAGTAAGTTGCGTCTGTATATCAGTTAATTGTTTTTTTATTTGTGCGATTCTAGGATCATCACATTTTATATTAATTGGTAATTTAACGGAATCCGTAACAATTTTAGTAACCGACGATAATAATTTATCAGTTTGCGTATTAATTTGTTTTATAGTAAATGAAACTGCCTTGCCTGGTAGTTTTGGTATTTGATCTAATGGTGGGACTATAGCACTCATAATTTATATGTTTTTTGTTATAAAATATTTAGAATTCTTAAGATTTTTTAATTCAGATTCTGCAGAAGTAACTGATGATATATCCAGAAAAGTACCTGACATCGTGCCACATTGAATTGGCGATTTTAATTGATCTAATATTTTTTGTAATATCGATTCTAAAACATTACCATGTACTAAATTTTCTGAGGCATCTTCGCCACCAATATAAACCTCACCTGGCGTATTTAACACAATAGCTACTTCAGAATCAATTACAGCGATATCTTTTTTAGCTTGCAATATAATACGATCAGCAACTCCGATAAATTGAGAACCTACATACTTATATGGATGTATAGTTAAATCTTTACTTAACGTTAAATTGTCTATAACTTGGGTGCTTGTTAAATATAATGACGCAGCATCTGCAGTAATATCTTCGACTACAAACTGTTTGTTAGGTTTATTATTTCTGCCATTTGAAAGTACAATGATCGGATCTCCATAGATTGATCCATTCCATGTTCCTGGGACTGTATATTTACCTTTTGCATAATCCACAGTACTCCCAAACCGAATACTATTTCCAAATCGACCTTCAAGGATATAATCTCCTTCATATGGTTGCACTGGCGAAATCGATTTTCTTGTAAATGTATAGCCAGGCTTAGTAGAATCTATTTGATCTTGTGATGTAACTTCTGATACCCCTGGCAACATGTTTTCATTAATCGAAGAATGTAAATCAACTGATGTGATATAATACCATTGTTCTCGACGCGTAGTCGCAGAAGATTGTTGATTAAATGTTTTATAAATCAAAACAAATTCTCCAACTAATGGTATTTGTTTTAAATTAATATTGGAAGGCTTAACAATGAATTCCTCATTATTATAATATGTACTACATGATCTTACGCGCAATGCAAATAATTCATTTATTGTAGATTCAGATCCAGACGCAATGTACTGGTACGTGTTATCGTGGGCTAAAACTTCAGCTACATCAAAATTAAGCATTTACATCCTTTGCAAGTTTGCTTTTAGCAGTTTCGATTTTTGATTGTAAGACAGAATCTTCTTGTGTAATTGCTTCTAACTCATCTTCTAATTCAGTAGACATAGTTTTCTCAGCAATTTTCATTAGCTGTTGCTTTTCCTCATCACTTAGTAAGCCGTCAACTCCATCAATGGTTTGCTTGGTAGAAATAAATCTTTGAACAATAGCTGTTAGTTTAACTAGATGATCATCATTTTTAACGGCAACATCGAGGTATTCTTTAATTAGTGGAACAATCACTGTAGCATCAGATGCATTGCGAATTAACGGTTGCAACTGTGCTATCAATTGATTTATTTGTCTATCTTTTTTTTTAGAATTGTGATAGACATCGGACATTAAATCTGCAAAACTTGTTCCTTTGAATAGTTCATCATTTTTATCCATAACGTAAAATCCTTTAATATAAATATCAAAAAGGCAGATTTACATAGTCTGTTTGTTCGTATTCATGAAACTTATCAATATAAAGTTGTTTTAATATTTTAATTACTCGAGTAATATTGTTTGTTTCTAAGCCTGTACGCTCTCGTATAAAAATATACAAGGCCTTTTTGTTGAAGTCTTCAATGTTTTCTCGGGATTCAAAAATATGCAAAATTGAGTCGGCTACATGAATATCGACTGAACTAGAAAACATGTAATTCAAATTATCATAACAGTGTTCAATATATGCATCCATGAAATATTTAAGGGTTTCACGCATTTCATCATTGTGAATTTCAGTAATGATATTACGTTGGTCATCGATATTGATTTCCATTGTATTTGCCTTTAACTTTTTATAGGCTTTATCATTTTCAGCAATCAAATAATTAAATGAAGTTCTAGTATAATATGAATATGCTTTTCCTGCTGAGGCATTAAATTTATTCAACCTCTCAGTTAAATAGGTAACTAGATCAGTTTGCAAATCAACAAATGAAGAATCAATATAAGTAGGTTTTACTTTATTAATTAAGTTTTCTGCTAACTTCATGAATGCTGGATAAATAAATCTGCGATAAATTCGTTCTCGCAAAACTGGTCTATCTTCAATTTTATTGTAAGCAGAAATAGCTATGTCTGTAATCTTTGTGAAATAGTTATTACTTTTTTTCTTGCGCTTCGCCATCGAATATATCTTTAAGTTCTGTAATTGTTTCTTTTAATAATGCGAAGGTAGTACCGGCTTCGTCTTCTGCTTCGAATGCTCCTAGTCGGTCAATGTTCTGCATGTTTTCATATGACTCACCAATTTTAGAAAACATATAAACATTGGTAGTTTCTAAGTCCTCAATATATTCTTGTGCATCTGCTAATAGTCCAGCCAAATAATAAGCTCGGTAACCACAATACAATGTAGCTCCGAATAGTAATACACAAAAGATTGCTAAAAATATCATATCAATTAATCATTAAATGCACTAAAGATACCTGAGATATCCGTTAAGGCTTGTTCAACATCTGGATTTGATTCTGCTAAGTTTTTCAATCCGTTACTTTTTGTGGCTTTTGATTTCTCAACAACTGGAGTTGGAGTTCCATTTTTAAATTGTCGCCATCTTTCATATTCAATTGTTGATGCCATATGATCTGCATGGTGCAAAATAATTGGAAGATTGGTTTTCAATTTAGCTTGAGGAGCTCGTGCAACAAAGTATGGTTTATTTGCCTCATCATACATTCCATCATGAATCTTGATGGCTTGATATTCAGTCCAAGACATTTTAACATCATATTCTTGCAACAACCAAATTGAAAGATCTGGTACCATAGCAAATGGAATAGCTGCATTTGTTTTGTAAAGTTTGCCTTGATTTTTACGATGCCAATCCGAAGTTTCTACTTGATATACTTCATTTCCGTCACCCGGAAAACCTGCCTTACCAAGATCGTGATGCATGGCTGCAAACAATAATTCTTCTTCAGTATACCCAGACATATCAGCACCCATCACAGTCCAGGTATTATGCAAAGTTAACGCACAATCCATTACTCGAAGTACATGATCAACATATCCTCCTGCAAATGCATTATGAAAGTGTTCCATGGAAGATGCTGGCATAAATACCATGCGTTCTTCTAATTCATCATACATTTTATTTAATGCATCTTTTCGTGAAGGGAAGAAATCATTGACTAGGCCACGATATCTTTCCCAATTAGATTTTATTTTTTCTGCTTCTAACATAGATTAGTTTTTACTAATATTATAATGAATTATTTGCGTAATTCCAATTTATGACCATCTGCTAATTTTGAAGTGCATTGGTAACATGTAATAGCAGTTGCATTAACATCAACTCGTTCTGATACATTGGTGCAGTATTTACATTGCATTTTTTTATAGCCACGTGGAGTAGCTAAAGATTTTGTTTTTGCCATAAGTTTTGAATTATTCGCGATCTAGATGATAACGAGCTGAATCTAATTTTTTCAATGCACGAGCCAAATTATCCAGAGCTGAATGTACGTCTGTATTGCCCTCTTTAATTGCCCTGCCTACCATTTGTACGATATTTCTTGCATCTTCGATATCGTCAGTAATTTTGTTTTTGAATTTCATAATGTAACCTTATTAAACATTTATTTAATATAAATATCAAGATTCTAAAATCAATGCTCGATTTTGAGTGCATTCTACGCCTATACGGATCAAAGCCTGCTCTTTTGCCTTTGCTTCAACCATAATATCTAAATCTGCAACACCGTAAGTATTCGGAAGATCTAAAATATAATCAGCATGCGCTTGTTCTTTGATCTTGGTAAATTCTTTGTATTGTTTGTGGAATGTCGGCCAATTTGGCAAATCTTCCATGGAAATGTTATTGCGTTCAAATATCTGTTCAATTAGTATTTGATACTCTCTACGACGTGATTCGGAATAATGGGTACATTGAGTCACACCATGTTTCTCCCACGTGCTACGAGCCATAAAGAAAGCTTCTTGCTCGGATAAGTCACCGGTATTGAAAGTGTGATGCCAATAATCAAATGTAATTGGAATTTCAATTTGTGAATGTACACGCTCATACAAATCACGAACTGAGTACATAGATGCTTT